TCAATAAACTACACACGTAGAAAGATTTGTATCAGGACCTCTGGACGCGGGTTCGAATCCCGCCGTCTCCATTATTAAGCCTGCAACCCATGCGGTTGTGGGCTTTTTATTTTTGTTGCCACAGTATTGCCACAGATATGCCACAGGGGTATAAAAAGACACCTTATTTTTTAGGTGTCTTTCAATCATTTTCTTTAATTAAATTATCAGTGCTTTTATTTAGTTCTTTTTCTTTATTAAACCATTTAATGTCTTTGGGTTCATTTATGTCACATAATGAATCACCACGAAGTCTACAGTATTTTTTATATTCATTTTCCGTTAATTGTAATATTTCCCAATGATTCGCTAGTAAATATCTTGAATAAATTCTTGCTTTTTCTCTATACTTTTTTGATAAAATTTTACTTTCACATTTATCTCCATTTTTACAGGTATCAGAATCATAAATCTTTTGCATGTCATTACAATAGTCAATAATTTCATCTGTTTTTTTATCAAAAATATTCTTGTGGTCTTTTTTAGAATCAAAACGCAAGCAAGCTCTTATTTTAAAAACATCCTCTAATGTAATTCTATCTTTACCAGCAATTTCAAAAAGTGTTTTTCTCCACCCAGACTTTGAATCTAAATTATCTAACATTGTTTTATCGAATCTTTTGTTTGTATAAATCAAACTTATTATTGTTACGATCATTGTTAAAAAACTAATTATCGGTGAAGCTACAGTTATCCAAATCATTTTATTATCTCCTTATAAATATTTGACTATTTCTTTTTGCGTACTTGGGTATAAATGCCCGTATCTATTATATACTTCATTACTATCAGCATGACCTAAACGTTGAGCAATAACCATGATACTTGCGCCATGATTAACTAACATAGACGCATGGCTATGTCTTAATTCATGTATAACGATTCTAGGGAACGTCTGACCGTCTGGAAGTTGGTTATCTAATACTTTTAATGCAGTAGTAAACCAACGATCAATAGTAGATTCACTGTACGCTTTGAAGAATGTTCCAAACAATACATAATCATCTTTATATATGTTATTCTCTTTATACCAATTTAAATAATCTTTAATATCATTTATCATGTGAGTAGGCAAGTATATATCACGTATGGCTGATTTTGTTTTAGGGGCTGTCACTTCACCGTGATAGTCCGTTTTGTTTATATGAATAAATTCATCATCAAAGTTAATATCACGCCATGTGAGCGCTCTAATTTCTCCCTTACGTGCACCAGAATAAAACAGCAGCTTGAAGAATAACTTTTGTTGTTGAGTAGCTAAAGCCTCATAGAATTGATTGAATTGTTCTAATGTCCAATAGTTCAAACGCTTATTTGATTCAATTTCAAAGTTACCTACTAGAGAGGCTACATTTTGCTTTAGATCATGAAACTTCATAGCATGGTTAAGTAACGATACTAGGAACACGTGCATTTTCTTTAGGTACTCTCCAGAGTGTCCCTCTTTTAACTTCGTATTCTGAAACTTCATAACATCCTGTGTAGTCATATTAAACACGTCCATAGACTTGAAATAAGGTAGCAAATGATTATTTGCATGTGTCTTTAATGCTTTTACACTAGATGACTTACGACGTGCTGAATACCACTCTGTATACTCTTCTACGAGTTTATCAAAGGGAAGTTTGTTAATTTGTCCGATACCCTCTAACTCGTCCATAACCTCATTGCATTTCTTCACTGCTTCTTTACGTTGTTTAAAGCCAGTACGCTTAATCTCTTTACGTGTATTCGTCTTATCATAGTAAGTGATACGAAAATAATAAGTGCCACGTTTAGCGTCTTTATATATATTGTGGGATAGGTTTAAGTTATGTTCTATGGTAATCACCTACTTCATTTCTTTCTTTTATGGGTGATGGTTATTTGTTCATCGTATGTGTAATTATAATTTGTATTTAAACTTAACTCGTTAATAATTTCTTTTAATCTAGTATCTTCGAGGATGCCTTTGTTATCACATAATGGTACGTGCATAAGTATTCCTGGTGATGAAGAATTAATAAAAATTTTTTCGTCAGAAATATTGTAGAACGATTTTATTTCTTTTATGCGTTCAAGTTCTAAGTAATAAATTTTTTGACTTAAATAATGAACTAATAGTAATTTGAAATTACTATTTTCGGCTATAAAGTTCACAAGGTAATTAAACAAATTACTATAAGAGAAGTCTATTCGTATTTCAATTTCAGGACAAGGTTTTAGTTCTATAGATATTTCATAAGGTATAAACCCTTTTTTTAAGTCGTTATCTTCAATTAAATCACAAGTTATTGCATACTTTTTGACAATCAAATTATCCTTTTTCTTAAAATTACTACTACGTCTATACGTTTCCACTTTACTAATATCATTTAACTTAATAATTAATTCATTAAAGACATTTTTAAATAAATCTGCCACATCAACATTTAATGCTATAGTAATTTTTTCTAAAGTATCAAATTGAATACCTCTAGTTTTTCCATTTAATAAAGAGCTTATGGAATTTCTAGAGATTCCAGTTTGTTCGTTTAAATCACTTATCTTTAAATTTTTTTCTTCCATGATTTCTTTTAATCGAAATACAATCATATAATCCCTCCTAACAAACAGATTTTAACATATATACGTGTTATTTATAACCATTAAATAACAAGTTTAGTTGACAAAATTATAATAACAATTATATAATGCATTTGTAACAAAAAATAACAAGTTAACTTGTTACTAAAGGAGGTTCTACAAATGGCAAATTTAGCTTATCCTATGTTGTACATCACTAGGAAAGAAAAAGGTGATACTCAAAAAGAAGTTGCTACAAAACTGGGTATTAGTCCACAACGTTACCAGTTAAAAGAAAGTGGCAAAGCAATATTTAATTTAAATGAGTGTCAGATTCTTTCAGAAATGTATGACATGCCAATTGATGAATTGTTTAGTTCTAAAATTAAAGCAAATTCTTAAAGGAGGTGAGGGTTAATGAAACTATATATTTTGATTTCTATACTAGCTATAACAATTGGCTGCTTATATGCATACTCTATTGATTTTATTCATGGGGTTGCAATAACTGCACTAATACAAACTTTAACTTTGCCAATTGTTGATAAGTATAAATACAAAAAGGAGAATTAATAAAATGAATAAAAAGCAAAGAGTGACACTTGAAGTTATTAAGTATCAACTCAAATTAAGTATTAATAATAAATTCGATATGTATGAACATATTGAAGAAAGAAATGGTGTTGAAAAAATAACAGAGATAAGTCGAGAAAAACATCTCGAATATATTATGAAGTGGTGTTTGCAGGAACTAGAAAATAATTTTAATTATGAAGAGGAGAAATAATAAAATGAGTAATTTAAAACAAAATATTAAACAAATGAAAAATGAAGTGATAGAGGCAGAGTTAAACACAAAAATAAATACAGTTATAACAATGATCGGTGAACACATGGATAGTAATGAACGATTTAGATCTCATTTAGATGCACAAGGTAAAGTAATGGAATCATATATGTTAAAAGAATACTATCAGAACTATTATGTATTGATGGCAGTGCTTAACTCAATATTGAAAGATATAAATTTTATGAATGATGAGATTACTACATTTCATGATAGAGCATTAGACGAATTAGACAAAACAAAAGCGTCTAGTGAGAACTTTGGCGAGGAATCACTAAACGCATAACTCATTAATTTAACAGAGCAAATTAATTAAATACTCTATTTATATTATATCATTTTTGCTCTGCTATTCCTAGAGGTGTAAAAATTGAATGAAATTAAATTAGAATATGATACTCAAGTTTCTGTAATTTGGTATGGAACTTTGGATTCAAGATCGTTTAAACAGTTTTCGCAGCCTAAATGGAGTGAGTTAGTTAATAGATTATCTATACCACAAAATAATACTAATAAATATGCTCGTGGTGTTGCTGTTTATGGTGATATTAAAAACGATACTGATGAAAATGGTGATGAATATAAAAAATATCGTAAAGACGGAAACGTGATTTATCGTGATGTCCTAGTCCTGGACTACGACGACATTCCTAAGTTGAGACTACTACATGATGCAATTACGGAGACTTTAAAAGGTGTTTCCTGGATGTATCACACTACATTTAATCATCGAACAGAAAGTCCTAGAGTACGTTTATATATTGCTTTGAATGAGCATATAAGTGCAGATGAGTACCGTAAATATACAAAAGTATTAGCGAATAAGATAGGTCATCCAGTAGATGAGGGGAGTTTTCAACCTAGTAGAGCGATGGCTTTGCCAGTTTATATAAAAGGTAAATATCCGTTCTTACATCAATATAATGATGCTCCCATTTTGAATGTTGAAACGCTTGAAAAATGGTCAAAAGAAACGAATATACAAACAGACCAACCAAGTAAAACTAACTTTAATAAGCGTGATGATACTTATTGGCGTGATATTAGTTTTTCAGTTGCAAAGGGCAATCGTAATAATTCTTTAGCAAGTTTAATAGGACATTTGTTTAGCCGACATGTGAATGAATACATTGTATACTCATATGCTTTGCTATGGGGACAAAATGCATGTAAGCCCCCATTAAAAGAACGTGAGATAAATGCTACATTTCAATCAATTTTTAAGAAACATCGTAATAAATAGAAAGGGGGAAGTATATGGAACTAACTAAAGAGGATATTCTTCACGAAATTGAAGAAGTTAAGCAAGAAAAAGATGCTATTCAAGAAGTTATTCCCAAAGGTTATGAAATTGAACAACATCAAAATGGTGTGGCGCTTTATCAAATTATTCTTAGTAAAAAAGATGGCGAACCAGATAAGAAAATATTTATCACTAATACAATTCCCCAAATCACTGAACGATTCGAAGATATTGAAAGCAATGAAGTGAGTTTTAATATGCTTTTTTATGATAATCATTTACCAGTGAACATAGGTGTTAGCGCTGAAGAAATATCTGACAGTCGTCAATTACTAAAATTAGTTAATCGGAAATTAGATGTAACTTCAACCACTTCAACTAGATTGATTGATTATATCAATAAGTCTAAACGATATAATCCACCAGTAAATGTTAATGTAGCCACTCGTTTGGGTCATGTGAAAGGATATTTTATTTATCCCTATCAAGAAGAAATGAAAAACAGCAATATTAAGCTATTCAATAATGATAGGGGCTTTCAAAAGTTAATAGATTCGTTCCAAAGTAAAGGAACGCTTGAAAGTTATTCAAAGCAGGTATTTAACCAAATTAAAGGCTTACCAATGGTTATGGTTATGTTATATGCGTCGCTAGGTTCAGTGTTGTTGCATGAATTTGGGTTACATCCTTTTATTGTAGAAATATCAGGGAGCACCTCAACAGGTAAGACATTCACATTAAATTTAGTTTCAAGTGTATGGGGTACAAGTGACCTTATCACTACATGGGGTTCTACGAAGAACAGTATTGAAGCTATGGCGTCATTCTTGAACTCATTTCCAATGTTTAAAGATGATACACGTAATACCAATCCTAAATTTGTAGCTAATGCAACTTACAATTTTTCCAGTGGTGAAAGTAAATCAAGAAGTAATATCAATTTAACACTTAATGCTAAAAAAGAATGGAGAAATATAATGCTTTCTACTGGTGAGGCGTCTATTTCTAATATGGCAGATGAGAAAGCTGGTGTATCTGCTCGTGTTATAACGTTACAAGATCAACCATATCCAGATAATTTTGATTTCACTACATTAGATAAGGCATTTAGAGAAAACTACGGAACATTAGGCATAGCATTCATTAAGCAATATGAAGCTAAACAAGAGGAATATAAGAGTGCTTTTGAAAGCTATCAACGATACTTTAATCAAAAAGGTAGTAATGAAATTATGCAACGACTAGGTCGTGCATTTGCATTATTACAGGTTACTGGAGAAATTCTAAATGATATTGAGGGATTTGAACACGATCATTTTAAAATTATTGAACAAGCCTATGACAGTATGGTTAGAAATAATAAAACGATAGATAAACCTAAGCAACTGTTAGAGGAGTTACTTCAGTATTTAGATGCGAATAGAAATAATATTGCTGGTGATGGTTATAGTTCAGTTAAAAACGGTGATATCAAAGCAATATACAAATGTGATTATCTATGTATATTAGGTCAAACGGTACACGAAAAATTAGGACATGAAATGCAGACAATTACAGGCCAATGGGATAAAAAAGGCTATTTAATAACTAGTAAAGACAGAATACAAAAAGAAGTTAGGTTTAATTCTCAAAAAAACAGAGGGTATGCCATTAAAAATGAGGTTGTAAAAGAATTAGGATTTGATTTCTCTAATTCACATAATCCATATAATTAAAAAGTCCCCGAAGTCTCCAAATAGTCCCCATTTAAAAATATAATTGGGGACTGAATAAAAGTTATTGTATCAACACTTTAAATAAGTTAGTCCCCAAAGTCCCCAAATGATTAATAGTGTATTTAGTGAATAATTAAAATAAAGTAAGAGTATTTAAATATATAACCACTATTGTTTATAAAAGTGGTGACTATGGGGACTATTTCTAATAAACCGGATTATATCAAGGGTTAAAGCAGTCCCCAAAAAATAATTATAATGGGTACTCACTGGGTACTAGTCCCCACTTATAAAATATGGAGGTCAAAAATGACAACAATTACAGAACAAGGATATCAACAATTTAAAATGTTAAGTAATAATGTGATGTTTAGAAATCATGTTAAATATAGCCAAGATGAAATCACTAAAATTTTAATGAGTTTATTAATGTATGCACCTACTAAAGAGCATAAAACTATCTTAAGTAGAGTGCTATTACTTCGAGATAAATATTATTTATATATTAGTGGTGGATCGCTACATTTATTTACTAGAGATTTTAAAAGTGCTATTTCATTTAATGTTAAACAACCTAATCCCAAACATATTGATTACTTTACTGATGATTGGATAGTTGAAATTGACAATTTAAATTCACGTAAAAAGGGTTACGGTAATCAGTTAATGAATGAAGTTTTACAAATAACTTCCGTTATGAACGTTGATATTTGTTTATGGACTGAAACCATTTCTAATACTAGATATTTTGAAAAATATGGTTTTGAAAGCATAGGAAAACGTGGAAGAGCAAAAGAAAATTTGATGATTAAAAGAAAAGAGGCGTAACAATATGAATATAGAAATTATCGCAAATCAATTTGAAACAAGAGCAGGTACGTTATTAAGATATTACACTGGCTTATTAGAAAGTAGTAGAGAAACACCGTTTGGATTCAAAATATATAATGATCCGTTTGATATGGTTTATGTAGTTATGAATGGTAATTTATACGGTCACATATATATCAAGGATTGTAATGTGAGAAAAGCGTTTGAGTTAGCTTCTCCTAAGCACACTGAGGGGCTTATAAGAAGTATTGATGGTTATTATGCAGGTTATGAATTACATGATGATAAAACGCTCTCTATAAGCGATATGATGGCTGATAATCTATTTAATGATGAGTTTTTTATGTATGGGTTACAAACTTACGCAGAATCTAATAATAGTGATGTGTTCGACTATATGGAAAAAGGCTTTGACTCAGATACTGTTGAGGGCATTCAGTCCAGTAATGCTGATGTGATAGGTAATATTGAAATGTTGTATCAGTTAGCAACAGGGATTAATGAACCAGCAACAGAATTAGTTGAGGGATTAAAGTTGGTTACTGCATTTGTACAAGATGAGAATGCTACACAAGACGATTATAAGACGTTAGAGCGTAAGTTAAGTGAATTGAAAGAATCGTACTATAGTGTGAGTAAGTAGGTAAATAAGGGGTCACATGTAGTGTGTGGCTCCTATATAAAAACTAAAAAAAGCTAAGCGCTTAATTTTCATGAGGGGTTAAAATGCAAATTAATTAGAACTTATGTTCTTGTGTCGTAGTGTGTGATAGTATATGAAAACACTTATAAAAGTTGTTAATTCAATGTTTATCAGGGTTGTTAAGTATAAAATAAAATGAGTTGAAAAGGGAACATAAGTTTGCATTTTGAGTGTAATTTGATATAATTAGAGTGTGGAGAAAAATTATATGTATCAGTACCGTTTTAGAAGTTAGTAAACAGAAAGGGAATACTAAATAAAACGAGGAAGAAAACATGATAGATACATTAAATAAAAATCAATCTGTACCAAACGAATATTTAAGAATTTTTGATACTATTCAGAACTCAACAGATAAGTATATAACTAAGTCCAAGATACTTAACTTAATGGGGTACGAGTATAATTCATCTAATGAAAGATGGTTAAGAAATGCTATAAGCAAGTTGATTGATGATTATAGTTATCCTATAGGATGTAGCTATAAAAAACATGAACGTGGTTATTACATCATTACTACCGATGAAGAAAAGCAACAAGCAATGGAAAGTATTAAAAGATTAGCAGACGGTAGTATGAAACGTTATGAGGCTTTAAAACGTATTAAATTATAAGAGGTGTAGCGTTTGGGAGTAGGACAAAGATATGCTGTTATTCAACTCAAAACTAAGTACAATGCTGCATTCTTAAAAAGTGAGTTTGATAAATGGGAACAACGCATTGATGATATGTACGCTTTACATTATCCAAGAATGTTTATTGATCCATACACTATGCAGTTGTCCTATGAATCAAACCACATAGAAGATTTGGCATTAAGTATTATCGAAGAACGTGAGAAGCTAGAGAAATTTAAGCATAAATCTAACCATGATTTAAAGAAGTTTAACATAATACTATCTAACTATAGTGAAAGTGAACAACGTCAGATAAAGAGATATCAAAGAGATGACATATTAGCTGATGAGAGCCTTATATTACGCATATGCGAGGATATAAACAACATAGATAGTAAAGATAAGAATAATAGAAATACTGCTATACAAGAAGAAATTAAAGCTGATAAAGAGCGACGTAGGGCAGAAGGTAAGGCACGAAAAGAAAGAATTAAAGCACGTATGAAACAAGAAAGACAAGAAAAGCTATTACAAGCTAATTAAACAGAAAGAGGTATATATTATGACAACAACTACTTATCAAGGTACATCACAAGACGTATGGAGTGTATTATTCGATAACAGAAAGTATAAAGATTTATTAGATGAAGTAAATAAATTAATCGAAGACACTAAGCGTTTATACAAGCAAGGATATCGTTTAGAGGCTATAGACGAACAACAAAAGCCCAAAGTTACTGAACTTGAAAACAAATTCAAACAGTTTGCTACAGATAGATTAAATGAAATAGAGCAACGCTGTAATGAGATTGAGAAAGAAAGCCAACAAGATAATGTTAAAGATCCACAAACCGAAATTATTAAACGTCAGAATTTAGAAGCTAGATTATCATTCTATAACGATAGTGAGATTGTAGACTATATCAATAGTAAAGATGTAACGAATACTGATATTTATGAATTAAGCTTGTTGCAACAAAAATATGACAATCAATTAAACGAATCACAACAACGTCAAGTTGCATTTAAACTCGAAGAATTAAAACAAGGTGTTTTATATCCATACACTACAAACGAAGAATACAAAAACTTAATGTTTGAATATAGCGTCATTAACCAAACTGGAATGGCTAAAACTGGTGTAGTTATTACTAAGAATGAACAGTATGGTGGCGTTGAAATTAAACCACTTACTGAACGTTATAAAAATGCGATTAATGAAGTGAAACAAAGTAACAATCTAAGATAATTAAATAATTTGCCTATCCTTAAATGGGTAGGCTCATTCTAGTTATAAGGAGTGACGATATGGACAAATTAACGCCAAAACAAGAGCGTTTTGCGAATGAGTATATTAAGACACTCAACGTTACTCAAAGCGCTATAAAGGCAGGATATAGCCAGAATAGTGCACATGTAACAGGTAGTCGATTACTACGCAAAGATAAAGTAGACGAATACATTAAAAGTAAGAAAGACGAAATTATGGACGATACTATTTTATCAGCTAAAGAGTTACTGTATTTATTAACTCAAGCAGCAATAGGTGACGAAACGGAAACTAAAGAGGTTGTGGTTAAGAGGAGCTCATTTGAGCGCAATCCAGATACAGGACGTATGAATCTTGTATATAACGAGCATGTGGAAACAGTAGAAGTACCTATCAAACCTAGTGATCGCATGAAAGCTCGCGATTTACTCGGTAGATACCACAGCTTATTTACAGAAAAGGTAGACTTAAATATAGCTACACCAGTATTTATTGATAGTGTTGGAGAAGATGACGAAAAAAATGAGAGAGAGTTAGAAAAGTTAAGTGAACAATATCCGAATGCAGAGTTCCATATTGATGATATTAGTTAGATTTGAAGAGTAAATAAATGATTGCAGGATAGTCGTTATGACCATCCTGTATTTTTTTGTTCGTATTCATGTTCTGTATAAAATTTTAGTTGCAAATTGTAAAATAATAAAGGAAAGAAATATTGATTTTAATTAAAATAAAATGAAAGAAGTGAAAAAATGAAAAAAAGTATTGTTTGGACTCTGATAAGTGTAGTTATTAGTTTAGTATCTTTGGGGGTTTCAGTATTTGCTCTTGTTTATCAACATGATGCTAATGTAAAAACTGATGCCACAAATTCATGCTACTTTTTCAATTTTAACATTTTACACACAACCTAATAGACAATGTAAACGTTGATATGACAATAGTTATAACGATTTCTAAACGAATAGATAAACGGTTTAATGAACTCCCGCCGTCTCCATTATATAGCCTGCAACCCAAGTGGTTGTGGGCTTTTGGATTTTAGGTGCACAAAAAGTGCACAGATAGTGCACAATGAAAAAGACACCTTATGAAGGGGTGTCTTTTTTTTCTACTAACTCTTTCGATTCGTCAAATAAAGACTTAAATTTATTTTTTGAATCTTCATCTTTAGAATTTTGATAATATTTGTGTAGCTTCAAAAACTCTTTTAATGTGAAAATACATAACTCTTCTTCTTTGTTAGGATCATCAAATTTTAAATTTTTATTTTGATTTTTCTCCCAGTGGTCTGCTAACATATATCTACAAAATAGTCTTATACTGTTTTGATCTTTTATATCTAAATCTATTGAGTTAGATACTGCTTGCTTCTTTTCTATTAGATTAATACAGTATTTAATAATTATTATATTTATATTGTCAAAGAAATAACTAAAGCCTTCTTTTTTGCTTTTCTCTTTATCGATATAGTTCCCATTGTTTTTAAAATTAAATCTTAGTGCAGTTCTGAATTGATATACATCATCTAATGTGACGGTAGAGTTCCCACCTATTATAAATAACGTTTTTCTCCATTCTGACTTCGAATCTAACTCGTTTAATAATCTTTTTTTATGACGATTATCAGTGTATTTATATACAAAAAATCCCAACGATAAAGTGGCAAGTGGTTGTAGCAGATTCTTAAGCCACTCTGAGAACATATTTTTTGGCGCAAAGGTATTGTAATTCTCAATAATTGTTTGACCTAACTCATTCATTTATAAGACTCCTTACAAGTATTTAACTATTTCTTTCTGCGTACTAGGGTACAAATGACCGTATCGGTTATATACTTCATTACTATCAGCATGACCTAAACGCTGTGCTATTACCATGATACTTGCACCATGATTGACTAGCATAGACGCATGGCTATGTCTTAATTCATGTATAACGATTCTAGGGAATGTCTGAACGTCTGGCAGTTGTTCATCTAACACTTTTAATGCAGTGGTAAACCAACGATCTATAGTTGATTCACTGTATGCCTTGAAGAATGTACCGAATAATACATAATCATCTTTATATACATTGTTTTCTTTGTACCATTTTAAATATTTTTCTATGTCATTCATCATATGAAAAGGTAGGTATATATCACGTATTGCTGCTTTTGTTTTAGGGGCTGTCACTTCACCGTGATAGTCCGTTTTATTTATATGTATGAAAATCATCAT